AACGAGTTTGCACGGCTTGAACTACTGCATCTGTGCTGTTTTGCAAATAATTTGCAAGTCCACTTCCGAATGTAAAATCTCCGTTAGTATCTAGTTGTCTGTAAGTCATTAATTTGGTGCTCCTGTGTTTCCGCTTCCTGTGCTTACGCCTGAGTGAGTATGCGCTATTCCGCTCTTGCCGCCAAAGATAACGTTTGTGCTACCCGTAACCGTTGGTGCTGTGACTGATGCCGATGACGTGACCGCCCCATCAACTTGTAACGTTCCAGTGATGTGTGTGTTTGCTGCCGTAATTGTAACCGACCCACTCGCCAAGCCTATTTTTGTACTTCCGTCAAACGTGCGAACCTCCACGGCTGTCGTTGAGTAGTTCGGGATAACTCTCGCTTGACTATTAAAGCCGATAATCGCCATTCCATCGCTTAGGTCGTGCATCCGTTGTTCGGCTTGCGGTTGTACGCCACCAACCGACCACCACCCATCTATACAGCGAGAAGAGAAAACAATTAAACACTCGCTCCCCTCTAAGCTTGGCATAGTGACAACAAACCCCGAACCGCCGAAACTTTGAAACGGAACATCAACTAAAACGGGCAGATTTACATCGGATATGTATCCATCATCATCCGTTATTTTTCCCATAATTGTCGGCTGTGCTGTAAGCGTTTGTTTTGCGTAATTGACGGTTAATATTTTAGCAGGCAACGCCGTCCAAAGTTTCGCCTGCACTCCTTCAATCGCACTTCTCAGCGTTTCTTGTTCGTCATTGAGTCGTTCTTTTGCGTGTATCATTTTTTACCCTTTTTCTTGCCCGTTGTAGCCACCTTTTTAATCGTTGCATCTACATCAAGACAAACTATCTCGCTGTACCAATCTGTGCCGTAAGTGTCGCCCACAAAGCTCGCACCAATAATTTTATAAGACCCATCCTTAGCAACTAAAGCAAGCTTGTCTGTGTCTGTACCATCAACGGGCGGGTTTTTGCTTGTATCCGCTTTATTTAACTGTATTTTAGCCAAAGCCACATCCGCCTCATTTATTATGACGTGCGCCCCGATTTTTAACATCGGGTTAAGCAGGGCCTTCGCATTAATTCCTTTTGTCGATTGTTCAGCCCCGCCGATTAATCCGCTTTGAGAGTTTAATACAACGGCTTGATTTGGTAACAGTGAAATTTTACCGAGTATCTGTAGTTGTCCGTCCTGTATGCTCCAATCTTGACCGTTGGAATACGCTGAAGTCCTTAAAACATCTTTAGCGTGTCCGTACATAACTTTACCGCGCGGTAATCTCTGCCCCGCTGTGTCGAGATGACCTATACCAACGCCCATCGCTTTAGATGCTACGGCTATATGATCGCCTTGTGAACTGCCCGCGGATAAAGTAACATTCACTATCGCACTGTTATAAGCTTGATCGCCATCGCTTGCAGATATCATCACGTATGTGTCTGTTCCAACTTCACGCCCTCGTTTGCTTTGTGTGATTTCGCCGTCAAAGATTACACCATAATGATCCTGATATCCCGCTTGCAAAGTTACCCGTGTAAACTCGTTTATGATTTGGTTTTCTGTATCTTGTGCTAAGTTATAGATTTTGATTTGCGCTTGATTTGGCGTTTCGTTTTCTGTCTTTCTTATTTCAAACGAAATTCTAAGTTTTGACAAATCAAGAGCATCGCCTTGACCTGAAACGATTAAGCTACAATATCTCATCCATTGTTGCATTAGATATCCGTTACAAAATAAAGATTTGCATCAGTGCCGAGATTGTCGTAATTTGGAACGTCATTACTGCCCGTATTGATAACATATAAACTACCGCCAAAGCCGAGATTGGCGTGTGGCTCTAGTAAATCTCTTCCAGTCGTCAAGGGAATGTTACCGATTAAAGGAATACTATCCACATCTGCTATATCAAGTATCCAGCCTTGTTTTTCGTTCCATTTTGCGGTTAAATTATAATTTACCCCATTTATCGGAATAGAAAAAGTTTGTGGGATATTGGTAAGTGGTATTTGAGATACTGTCATAATGTCCAATTTCCTCTAATAAAGTCTGTGCCTATAGTTTTTATTTCTTTAGCTATAGAGATATTCGGATCTGTCGGCTTCTTTGCTGGAATAGCTTTAGTAGCCTTTGCCCCCGTCTTTGCAGTGCCACCAGTTTTCTTTGCGTTCTTGTGTTTTGCTCTCGGCGGTACATTTGTAACTACAACGTCAACGATTATAACCTCTCTTAATTCCCCAGATATTGACAACACGTTTTCAGTGTGTTGGTCGGTTGTAGAGCTTAAATATATCAACTGCATATTATTATAGATACGCTTTGGTGTCATCACGTCAAAAAGGGCTGTGCTTGCTTGTAAATCTAAAAGCTTTTTGTAAGTTGTACTCAAATCTGACGTGCTTCCTGCTTTAAACATCATAGAAAGTTTTAAAGATATCGGCTTTTTATATTTATGATCTGATATCGATGCGCCTTGCTGTACGGGATGCGCCGTGACTTCCCAACTGTCAATCGTGCTTTCATTTACTACTAAGTCTGGGATAATGTTTCCTAAAAGTCTGCCACCTTGTGGGATAATACTTGCCATTATCTCGCCCTCCCCGTCATATTTCTAGTCATTTGTGCGTTTACGTGCGTTTGTTGTGCCGCCACTGCTTGCGCTGTCGCTTGTGGACTTTGCGCGCCGTTGATATGCATTGTAGTATTTTGTTGTACCGTTACGTTCTTGGCTACATCTGCGCCGAGTGGATTACCCGTTATAGACCCCTCGATCTTGTGAAACGAGTCACCAACCATTCCCGATATTTTGTCTGTAATTCCAGAAACTATCGCCCACTTTTGTGCGAACCAATCGAAAAACGCGCTAAACCATTTTTTGACTACATCCCAGTGCTTAACGAGTTCATAACCAGCCAAGATAAGTGCAGAAATAGCAATAATAACCAAGCCTATAGGATTCATTGTCATAACTACATTAAACGCCATTTGAGCCGCCGCCGCAATCTTAGACGCAACCGCCCAAGCCATAAACAAGCCTTTTGTAATTGTTATAGATGCCGCTAAAAGACCCAAACCCCCAACAACTGCTTTAATCGCCGTTCCTGTATTACTTCCCCAGTCGATAGCACTCTCTCCGCCCTCTTCCCACGTTTTCCAATCATCATAAAGCAACAGCAACGCCGCCCCTAGTGCAATAATTAGACCTATCGGCGAAACAAGAAAGGATAAGTTAAACATTTTCCACGCCGCGGTTAAGGCTAAAATCTTAAATAGCCATCCGTGTGTTTCGTCATTTGCTTTCATAATAATATCGATCACTGGTTTGATTAATTCGCCCATCATCTCGAACGCCCGCCCCGTAAGTCTTGCTACTGCTGAACCAATGGAAACAACCGCCTCTAAAATCGGCTGTAATGCGTCCTCGATTTGCTTTGCGTTATCCATAATGAAGTGGCGTGCGTTCTCGATAGCTTTCGTTACATTTTCTATACCCGCTTGAATGCCCGGCATCATACGCACGGCGATTGCTTCGCGCATTTTATCAAATAGCATTTTTGTGAGATTTAGTTCGGTGTGCATTCCGTGCCAAGCGTTGTTGAACTGCTTAGACTGTGCTATGGACTTAGTTAAGTCAAAGCCCGCCGCCGTGTCAATTGCTGTGAGTTGAGAGGCGATCTTTTTGGTATCCCCAAAGGCATCGTTAAACATTATGAGGAGTTTTGGATCAAGTCCTAGCTTCTCCATAATGCGTAACTGTTGCGCACGACCAAGACCCGCAATTTTTACTTTTAAATCTTCCATAACATCGGTTGAAGACCGCATTTGACCGCTTGCATCTGTTACCGCTATTCCGAGTTTTTCAAAAACAATTTTAGCTCGACCGATTCCCATCGCCGCATCAGATACGTTACCCGCAAAGTTTTTTAATGAAGTTACGGAGTCCTCTGACTTAATGCCCATTATCGTAGCAGTGTCGATAAAGTCGTCTATGGCATCAGCGGTGGTGTTGAGTTGTTTTGCTAATAAAGAAAGTTGCACGTTTTCAGCGGCGATCTCTTGAACGCTATGCACTACTTCGACAGCAACCGCCGCCATCGCCGCACCAAAACCAGCGATACGAATAGCGGCAGAATCTAGCCCGCCCATAAATTTAGAAAGGGAATGTTCGTCTACGTTGAAGCCTAGTTTAACTAAAAATTCTTGTATTGCTTCTGCGCCCATTTTATTCCCTTTCTAGTGATTCACTGTATCTTCGCTCATTTTCATTTTTAACGTCTAAAGCATCGTTCATTAAAAGTATATCTTCTAAATCAAGAGTACCATCTTTAAGACTTTCATATTTGCACATACCAGCGAGCACGGGCCGCATTAAAACGTCCATACCCTCGCCTATTTCGATATATGTTACGCTTGTTTCGTCACGTTGGACATCAAGCTCTCTACGTTTCCCAAAAAACCGAAATTCTCCATCGCCGAAGCTTTTGCAAGTTGAAGCAAATCGAGCATATCGATATCCTGATAGGCTATTGACCCATTTACCACTACGCTCGACCATACGCCAGACTTACCGCCATCTTTACGCTTTACGCCATCGAGTAAACCGATTAAGACATACTCGAAATCTTCGTCTTTGATGCTTCCGATATTATTAAAGATCGACTCTACTTTTTCCCCGCCTGCAAGGATAGGCAAAACGCGTCTTGCAATTTGCATTTGCTTAATCGCCGAAGGAATTTTTGAGACTGAGTATGAAATGCCGTTTAAAGTTAAATCGCACGCCATATTAGTAAGCTCCTAGTGTTGGAGAAGTTCTGCCGCAGTCGAAAGTCCAAGAAACACTTTTTGCCGCCAATGCATACTCTAAGTTCGGCGTTTTCTTAAATGCACATTTCGTTAAGTTTATGATCTCGCCCGTTTGCAGGATTGAAATCGTAATTACATTATCGCCCCATAAAGCTGATGATGCACTTTGCGCGTTATACATAGCCATAAGAAACGCATTTACTGGACTTGTTTTCAATAAGTTAATAGTAACCGTTGACGCTGTAGAAGGGTTAAGAGAATGCATAGGCGTACCATCTGCCCCGATTGTCATCGTATTTTTATCCGATACTGCTGCGATAACTATTCCCTCATCCGCTGCGCCTGCTCCACTCGCAAGGCTGAACGCCCCACCAACTCCAACTATCGCCGCGTTTACATCTTTAAAACTATAAGCTGCCATTTTTATCTCCTTATCTGTTTACGTTTACAGTGATCGCCACTGAATGAATTGCACCAGCCATTTTAACGGCGATTTGAATTGGAGGACAAATTCTTGCCTCTCTATCTGCTTGTGACTGTGACTCAATCGGTGCTACATATACATAGTATCCAGATTTGAGATAATCACCTAAGTTGAGCGCGCCGAATACCGTGCTGCTGTTCCATTTGCCCGCTGCGATCAAGCCGTTTGATACGGCGCTATCTAATGTTTGATTAACCACTGTGATAATCATACCAACACCCGCGTTTGTTTGTGGGAGCTTAGTTAGTGATTGATACAGCAAGTTATACACATTATTCTGAATAGCATTTTGCAACCAATCAAGGCCGTGAACTTCATCGAAGAAACGACCGCCCGAAACTTTGCCCTCTTGAACGATTGCAGTGCCATTGTTGTAATTTACAAATACGTTGCAGCTTGTAGTTTTAAGTTGAGCTGCTTGACTTTCTGTAAGATTTTCTGCAACCACCAAAACCTCTTGCTTATACATCATAGTAATTGTAGATTTGTTTTGATTGAAGTTTACGCTCAAAGCCCTACCAAAAAACGCCGCGATTGCGTATGGTGCAGTAGATGAATACTGAACAATTGTTCTTGATAATTTAAGAGCACTTAGTTGATAAGCAATTGATGTAGTGTCTGGTGTTGTAATCGCCGCCACTGCGTTCGTAACTGTTCCAAAAGCTCTTACAGGGCTTGCCGCTTCGATATAAGATGCGATTGCTAACACGTCCGAAGTCGTAGGCATTACAGAAGATGCAAACATACACGCCCACCAAGCAGATGAAGCCACCGCACACGCGCTAACTGCTTGCAATGGAGTTTCGCCTGAAGCCTGAACCCCGATCATTAAAGATGTAGGTTGTGGAATTTGTGCAAAGTAAGTTTGTGCCGCTATATATTCAGTAGTAGACAAAGCAAAATCTGCCAAAACGCCCGTTAAAGACGAATACGTACGCATACGTTCTGATGCGCCTATAACCGTACTATTTCCGATAATAAGCAACACGCCAAACCCTCTAGCTTGTGCCGCTGTTGGAGATACGTTTATGTTTACTGATACTAAATCCGATACGCTTAAAGTTGAAGCCATTTATTTTCCTTTTTTATTTATTTACGCTGATATTCGGCGCTGATATTATTGAAAGTATAGACGTATTATTGACCGCTACATAATTTAGTGTGAAGTCAAGGTTATATCTTTCGAGCCATCTTTGGTTGTGTAGCTCTGGAGAACGTACGAGCTTGCCGTGCGTTCCAAAAGCTATATTGTACGGCCTAAAGATTTCTGCGTTTTGTGTCAGCTCCATTCCCGAACGTATCTGAGTGGATACTCTGAAAGAATTTGCGCCATAAACTGATATTGAGATCTCGAACGTCACATCTCTTCGTAATGTCAAGACATCATCTTTATTAATCACTTGATAAGATGAACCGTTCATATCTGTAGTCTTGATATTAATTCCTATCCAATCCGTGCCGAAAGCTGGAATGGTTGGCGGGTTTGGCTGGTACATCGGACGGACTAAAGTATTATCTAATCCAGATAGCCCCACTATATAATCGTGCACCAAATAATAGATATTGAAGTTATCTGGCGTAATCGTTGCACTAGCCATTGTTTGCCTCCATTGTTGCTATAGTTTCGTAGTGCGTCGGCCACTTTTTGACTTTTGTCGCTTGATAACGCATTCCGTCATAGATTATGATATCGCCGTAAGGGGAATTTGTGAGCTTCTCTTTTGAGAATATCGTGATGTTATCCGTCAATAGTGAGGCCTCTGGTAAAAAATACAATTCCCGCCCGCTTGTTGGTTGTATTGATGCTGTAATCGTGAATGGAGTTTCAACTAAACTCGATTCGCCGTATTGATTTATGCTTTGTGTTCTATGTAAACATTGATATTGAACTTTTCCCGAAAAAAAATCATTGTTAAGATTACCTCTAACGCTAATCATTTTCACGCACCACATAAGTGATAGAGTTTAGTAATTGTCCCGTATCAATCAAAGGCTTTGTTCCGGCTTGTCCGTTTTTTCTGCGTCTCGATCTTGATGTTATGGTAGAATTTTTTAACTGTGCAAAGTCCCCGTTTACGATTTTATTTTTAACGTGATTTTGCCCGATTAACCCTGCTTTATTTAATGCTATTTCTATACCCACACCGTGCAAAGCTTCTTTTGCGCCATCTTTTAAAATTTCGGCGATCTCTTTTTGTGCTGATTTTATGCCCGGCACCAAGAACGGACGGGGCGGGATATTCTTTGCAGGGCTTCCATTCTCTTGAACGATTGCTATTTGTGCGTTTGTATATCCGCTGTCTGTTCTAGCGCCTTTGTCGTGTGGTATTCCAACCATAACGCACTTTTCACTCATCTTTTTTACGTTCTCTAAAAATTCTGGGAGTTTGTTAACGGTCATCATACGACTAACCCGCCCGCCCCATATAGTCTCGCTAATCTCGTGTATATGCGCCCGTAAGATGTGAGAGATAAATCGCTATTATCTTCGCCTGCTCCATACGTTACAGTCATACCGCCGACTGTTTGCGTCGTTGCCATTGCGCTGTCGTTTATAGTTGTATAGTGAGCCGCTAAGTTCCCTTGAGCTGTTGCAAGTGCGTACGTGCCTACTCCGAAAGCGTCTTGGTTGACTGTTTCATTTGCTAGATTAAGCCAGACTTGCACATAAGCATCTGGATAGTCTGAAATGCTAATCTCTGGGAACATCGATCTAAAAGCTGCTAAGTCCATATTAATCCCTTTTAAGTTTTATAATCCCCTCCGAAGAGAGGACTAAAAAATTAAACTGTTGGCTCTTCCGCCGCTGGATCTTCTTCAATTACTGATACCTTATCGGCAACTTTCTTTTTAGAAGCGCTAGGATATAAAACCTCGCCAACTTTAACGATAAACAACCCCGTCTTTTCCATTTCATCCACAAACCAATCTCGCACGATTTCTACATCTTCGTGAATACCAGCTTCGAACGAAACGCCCCCAAGTGTCATAGGGACTTTAAGTTCAACGGTTGCCATTAGATACCATCCGCGTATTGCATAGTCTCAGGATAAACTATTTCAGTTTCTCCGATAGCCCAAACATACGGACGCTCATAGATGATACCGTGGAATGACGGTGTAAATCCAGTAATAGGCACCAAAGGAAAACGACAAAGATCGTAATCGTTAGTATACGCTACCATTCTATCCGTGCCGCCAACTCCGCCGCCAACGCCGCCCGCAGTTGTACCTGTTAGCCATTTAACTGGTTGGATATTAAGAGGTTTTCCGTTTACTCTCATCGAGATACTGTTGTCCTCTAGGAATTTCAATATTGAAACACTGCCCGCTGTTGTAACAGGTGTTGCCGAAATATAAGCAAACTGCGCAGGTGGTAGTCTTAAGTCTGTCGGACAACGTGAATAACCCGTGTTTTGATAAGTAGAGTTTAACAACGCGTTCACTGCCGCAAGAATTTGAGCAGGAGTTGTTGATCCACCCATCCAAGACAACGCCGAAGCTGAACCAGTTGTTACGGTTGCCTTATTTAAAAGACCTTTTGCCCCGATTGAAGCGTCTCCAATATATGCCATTTGATCGTTACCCATTTGGTACTTCATATTGATTGCGTTAAACTTGCTCGCATCTAGCGGTTGCCCTAGAAGTTGAGAAGCTTGTAGCTCCATTTGCGTATAAGAAAGTGACATACCCGCTGGGCGTAGTGGAGCTGTAACGATTTGACCGTTGATATCCACACCTTGAAGACTTGTAGTACCATTAGAGATAAACGGAATACCGTTGCCGCCCGCTGAACTACCAGTCGTTAATCCGCCCGCTGCTGCGAAAGTAGAAAGCGTGTAGCTAGTCGATTGATTAGCAAGACTAATATCCTCACGTAACTTAATATCACGAAGATACGTTGTCGACATAAGCGGCATGTGTAGAGTTTTGTCAAGCTGTGTAAGCTGATTTACAAAGTAACTTAAAGCGGAGTCATTTACCGCTTTTCCTTGGATTATTTTTGCCATTATTTCATTCCCCTTTAGATTGTGTAACGAAGTTCAGCGATATTGTTG